GCATACGTTGCTCGTGCTCTGAGTGAAGCTGACACGCCGTGTCGAAGTCGAACGCGAAACCGTTGCGAACTTGTTGAGCGATTGCGAATGCCACTCCATGTTCTAGGTCTCGGGAGCGCTGTGAGAATCGATCTTTGTCTAGCAACCGAGTAACGTGGTTGAACACGCTCCACGTTGCGCGGCAGTCTGCGAGACAGTAGTCCACCATCTCTGGCGTCAGTCCTGCGTCGAAGTCTTCCACATTGAAGTCGCCTTTTAATTCGTTGCCAGCACGTATAGCCCACTGTTTCAACGAATGTCCTCCGTCTATGGCTGGGTTGTACAGCCTGCCTAGCACGAGAGTGTCCTGAACCTGACCGTCCCACTTGAAGTCCCATACTTCCTCCAGTCTAGGCAGATCGAAGCCAATCAAGTTGTGGCCCACCAGTGTCGAGATACCTGTCAAGGCTTCCCTTAACTGAGTAACGTTGTAGCATGCAATACTCCTCCCAGAGTTCGGGAGAAACACTCCCGCTAGATGTATCGTCTTCCAATCCAGCGTCGTTTCTATATCCAAAACCGCAGTCGTCATAATACTTCTCCGTCACGTTAGCGTAGTACCATCTGCTCATGTTACTCATTTAAATACTCCTCAAACTCATCGAAGAATGTGCGTAGCTCAGGCAGATCAGCGAGTGTCCTCAAGTCTGCACGATCATTGTAGTTCTCATCACCCCCTGCTGTCAAGCATGCCATGCAGAGATCAATGAACTCATCCGTGTTCGCGCAGCGCAGCGTAGACTCGTAGTCTGTTAGCTCTATGTTGCATGCCTTACATCTCATCTAAAAGCTCCCCGTCTTCTTCTTTAAATTTAGCTCCATCTATGTAGTTCAACAAATCGCACCATCTATTGTTGATGGTCTTTTTCAATCTTCCTTCAACCATTTCTTTGAATGTAGCGTGACATGTTGTAACTCCGTTGTTCTCTACAATATAAGAACCATTGTGTGTAAGTGTGATAACAACCTTGCAGTCTACTTTTTTTTTCACAGCGCAATCTCCTCAGTACTTAAACGTCCAGTGTTCTCATCGTAAATCAGATACCCTGCTGGCCCAGTCTTACCGCTGAACCTGTTCTTCAACACACGCAGGCGCGTTCGGTTTCGCTCGTCCGCATCCTCTGCCTGACTGTTACGTTCCGCACCGATCACCGCATCTGATAGCTGTGCAATGGCGGCACTGCCTCGTAACATGCCAAGGCTGGTGACTGCTCCGTCCTCAAGTGACTTGCCTTCAGGACGTTTGAGGTGGCTAACAAGCAGAAGTGTAACGCGCATCTCCTGACAGAACATCCGCAGCTTTGTCATTATCATGTCGATAGCCCTGCGTTCGTCACCGTTCTGCTGATCTGATACCAGTATCGACAGGTGATCGAGCACGATGAACTTACACCCCAGTCCTTTGACGAAGTAACGCATCCGTCCCAGCACACGTTCGATCTCGTTACTACCGAAGCTGTCCCAGAAGTACACACGATTCTCGTAGTCACCAGCAGTGTAGACTTCCAGCACCTCTTCCGGTGTGTAGTCAACGTCTGGTAGGTGGATAGGTTTGTTCATCTCCAGCCCGATCAAGCCGCGCAGTGTACGCTCCGGTGTCTCTTCAAGAAACATCAAGCCAACAGGGTCATCCGTCTGTCGCATCATGTGAACGACAAGCTCACGCAGTATGGTTGACTTACCAAGACCACTGCCAGCGCACAACGTAACCAGTTCAGCAGGACGTATGCCGTATAACATGTTATCCAACTGCTCCCAAGGGTACGTTAACTTACTGCGCTTCATGGGAACCAGTACGTCATCAAGCAGTTCGTATGCAGAAACAATACCGTCTGGTGTGAACGTCTCAGCGTGCCACCATGCCTGCGTAAACTTGAGTGCCTGATTGTTGATGAGATAATCGTTGGCATCCTTGTAGTCAGTCAACTTAACTACCTTCGCCTTGTTACCAAACATCTCAGCACAGGACTTCGCCGCTTCCCGACCATGCTCGTCGGCATCGAAGCAGATCACGATGTTGTCGAAGCTGTTAAGGTATTCGAAGTGTGCCTGACAGTCTTTAACTGCACTGCCTGCGCCGTTCCGAATACTAACGACGGGGTATTTGTTTTCGAACATCTGCGACACAGCCATCGCATCGAACTCACCTTCAGTGATGGTGATGTACTTGCCTCCGGCTGGGAACAGTTGCTGCCCGAACATCTTTGCTTTGTTCCAATCGCCTCCGATCAGGAAACGTTTGTCAGGGTAGCGAGTCTTGCTTGCCACCGGCTCAGTGCCTTCACCGTAGTAACCAAAGACAACGTTGTCACCATCGACTAGCGCGTTGTACTTCTGCGCTGTCTCTTTCTTGATACGTCGATTGATGATGGCTGAGTAGCTACCCGTCAACAGCTTGGCGTTAACCTGCTTCTTGGTTTCTGGTTTGTGCAAAGTTCTTACCTTGTCCGGTGGTGTGTACGTCTGACATGAATAACAATATGTCGAACGATTGTCGTTGATCGTGAGCGCATCGCTACTGCCGCAGTCCTCACATGGTTGATGTGTTTTTAAGTAAGCCATAACCGTCCTCTTAACAGTTCCTGTTCAGTAACTTAACAGTAAATTTATAATAAGTTATACGGTTAAGCACTGAACAGTTCTTTAAAGTAATATTGTAACATGGATTTCCCTAGCTGTCAACCCCTTCAGAGTTCTTCACTGCTCTTGACAAATCTCTGACGACGTTCTCAAGATCTAAGATAGCGAAGCAATCCAGCGCGTCAGTGCCTGCGTCACTCATCTCATGCAGCAAACCCAGTGCATGTTTGGCACTTTGAAGTGCTTGCTCTCGCTTGACTGTATCCGGTGTGTTCATTCGTAACCTCCCCAGTATTCATCCCGAGCAAAATCATACAACTTATCCAACGTTGTGTCAAACAAAAAGTCTGTTACTTCTATCTTGAAATCAGATGTGAGATATGCGTTGACGTACATCTCGTCGTCGTGCAAGTCCCACTTGACGTACAGCATCAAGTCCTCTGCCTCGTAATCAAAGTAACCCCTGCCGTTCTTTGGTGTACTCATTCGTCTCTCCCCTTGATGTCTAACCAAATAACAATAACCCCAAACAGTATCATGTATAACAGAAAATCATGCAGCGTCATCAGTCCTCCTCGTCTTCATAAGAGACTTCTGCTGGAACGTAAAGCAGAAACTCGTCTTTTTCACTGAGTGCTTTTATTCGTTCGAGTATATCCGAAAGATCTGCGTTAGCTACACGCATATCGTCTATTTCGATAAATTCATCTATGTCGTCTCGCTTATCTTCCATATACCAATCCATACGGTCTCGGATATATCCAGCGTCGTATTCAACCAACGCCTCCAGATACTCGATCGTAAGAGCATCGAACCAAATCGTAGGCTGGTCTTTTGCTACTTTGATCTCTGCTTTTTGATAATGGCTGTGTGTCATAGCTGCCTCCACGGTTTCATCGTCAACAAGATCGGTATCCAAACAGCGCACCAAATCAGTGCGTCAAAATATTTCTGATCCATTTCCAACCTCCAAATATTTTAACAGGTTTTCCATTGCATTTTGCGAGACCAACGACAGCGCTGCTGAATCGTCTTCTACGCGCTCAAATATGAAAGGTATACCACCATACGGGTCCGCCGTTTGAATCGCTCTAGCGGCTTCGTATGCGCTCTGACGGGACGTTAGCATCACGCCAACGCTCCCGTGCGTTACATTGTAGAGTTTCATTGCCTGATCCTCTGTTTAGTTGTCACTATTTACGTAATCGCGCATCAGCCTGTGCGCCTCTTCAATACTAGAATAATAAAAATCACTAGTATAGTGGTCGTTGTAAAAGCAGATAACTCTAAACGGTTTACCTTTTGGGTGATCTGGGTACAGTTTCCTATTTTCCGCAGATAAAATTGCTGTTAGCCTGCCGTCTTCACTACACACCCGTGATGGTTGCATTTTAGAATATAAAGATTCTTCTGCTTTTTCTTTCATTGCTTAACCCCTCATGTCTATTGATATTTCGCAATCTTTACCGTGGTCTAACAGTTTAAATTCTATTTGGCGCGCTTTGTTTTCCGCTCCAAAAAACGTACCGTGTTCACTTTGCAGCCGTGAATTTAACCTGACTTCCCACATTCCACTAATGCTGTTTTTAGCTACCCTGATATAATCCGGTGCAAGTTTCATTGTCTAACCCTCCTGAGTATGTGCTAATCCTGCAGAAAATGCGCGCATCTGTTGCATCAATTCGCGTTTTGTGTTGCCTCTGAAAATGTCAGTTATCGCGCCTCCAGTGTTACATATACGGGAGAATGAGTGCCCACATCCGTCCGCTAAAACATGATAAAACCCAACGTTAGCTTTAAACGTACCGTCCGCTTGTTTTGTCCATGTCTCGGTTGCGTTTATGTTTAGCTGCTTATTGATGACCGCAGCCATTTGCTCTAAGTTTTGCATTGTTACTTTTT